ATACGATCAATTTGTTTCATTGTATTATACGTTTGTGTAATTCGTTTATACATGTATTGATTTGTGTCTGCTACTGAGTCATAATAATCTTCAGAGTCAGTAATTAATCCTGCTAACACATAAGCTCGATACGCAAAATAAACGGTACCAGAAAGGAATAATGTTGTTAATATACTTAATGTAATCATGACATATCTTTGAATATATCCGCAATAGAACTACCTATATTTGGATTGTTTTCTGCTAAGTTTTTCATAGCAGTGCTTTTAGTTGATTTACTTTTTTCTGAAACAGTCTTTGGTGTTCCGGCTTTATGATTTCTCCATTGCTCATATTCTATTTGAGCCGCCATATGATCACCATGATGTAAAATAATAGCCATATTAGTTTTTAATTTAGCTTGTGCTGATCTTGCAATAAAATATGGTTTATTTGAATCATCATACATTCCATCATGAATCTTAATAGATTGATACTCGTTCCATGACATTGATACTCCATGTTCTTGTAACAACCAAATAGATAGATCTGGTACCATAGTGAAAGGAATATTTTCATTGTGCTTATATAACCTTCCCATATTCTTTCGATGCCAATCTGATGTTTCTATTTGATACACTTCATTACCATCTCCTGGAAATCCTACTTTACCTAAATCATGATGCATTGCTGCGAACATTAATTCTTCTTTAGTATAACCAGCCATATCTGCACCAAGATGAAACCAAACGTCATACAATGTTTCCGTGCAATCCATTACTCGCAGTACATGGTCTATATACCCTCCTGCGAATGCGTTATGAAAGTGTGCCATTGAAGAAGCTGGCATCATTGCCAATCGATCTTCAAAATCATCATACATTTTATTTAATTGATCTTTCCTGGTAGGGAACAAGTCATTGACTCTGTCTCGATACATTTCCCAATTCTGTTTTATCTTTTCTGCTTCTAACATAATATTATTATATTAAATTATTTTCGTAATTCCAATACCTTACCGGTAACTAGGTCATGTGTGCACTTCCAACATGTAACTGCTACGGTTCTAGCATCAACTCTTTCTGAAACTCGGTTGCAATATTTACACTGCAATTTCTTGTATCCTAGATTGGATTTTGTAACTTTTGATTTTCTCATGATATAATTTTTGTTTTTGACAATTTATTTTCTATAGATTCTTCTTTTCCTTTAATGACAATTGGTGCATCAACTTTCTGTATAACTTGTGATATAACTTCTTCTTGTTTAATTTCTGTTAACATATCTATAGGTTTAAATAATCGATTTGCTGCTATTAATAACATAATGGCTAATGGATCAAAAACAAATATAAAAAGTAATATAAACCAATTAACAACTCTATCAACTGATTGGTTTACTTGTTGTGCTACATATTTAATTGGTCCTACTTCGGCCGAAACTTTAGATTCTAGTTGTAATTTTAACATTTGTTGATCTAGATTACTAACAGAGTCAGAATACGCAATTTCCATAGTATATAGGTTATCTCTACGTGATATTGTCTGATCTAAACGCTTTTCTAATACACGTCTTGTTGCAGATGACGTTGTTGTGATAACTTGGCCTTCTGAGTTAGTATATTGAATAACATTGTTTGAAAGGCCGGCTGTTAACTGCGAAATATTTTTATTTAATGATTCTTTTTCTACACGAACATCACCACTAGAAGTTTGGTATCTTTCTTTTTTTAATTGTAAAACAGAAATTTTAGATTCTTGGTTCTTAAGTTCATATGCTGTTTCTTGATATGCTGAAACTAAAAATCCATATATACCTAACGATGTTATACACATTAATACAAATACAGCTGTAACTAAATACGTCTTTAAAAGAAAAGATATTGATTTCCATTGACGATGTAAATATGAAGCCGTGATTAATTTAGATACCTCAAGTATAGAAGCCATAACAATTACGGCTGTTGCTTGGGCAGAAAAAAGTTTGCTTAATCCAAATACACTATAATATGCAGCGGTACCAGCTAATGCTAAAGATGCTGATAATATAATATATGGAAAACTACGATTCATTTACTCTCGACGTAAAAACTCATTTGCTGCATCTAATTTTTTAAATGCTAATGATAAATTTTGTATGACTGTCTTAGCGTCAATTTTTTGATTTTGTAACATTTTTCCTGTGTTTTTAATAATTTCCATTGCATCTACGATGTCATCGGATATTTTTGCTTTGTAACGATATTGTGGCATTTTTTTACTTTTTATTAATTATTAATATTATTTATATATAAATATGTTAGTCTATGATAAGTGGTGTTTGGCAACACTCTACGTTGATATTTGATAAAGCTAACTCTTTTGCTTTTGCTTCTACTACAACATCCAATGAATCAACGTTATAAGTATTAGGAGTAGTCAATATATAATCAGCATGGGCATTTTCTTTGATCTTGCTAAACTCTTTATACTCCTTTTCAAATGTCGGCCATTTATGAAGATCATCCATAGATATATTATTGCGACTCAAAAGACCTTCTACTAATTTTTGCCGCTCACGTCTGCGAGACTCGGAGTAATGAGTGCATTGAGTAACATCATGCTTCTCCCAAGTGCTACGAGCCATAAAGAAAGCTTCTTCTTCACTTATATCACCAGTATTAAAAGTATGGTGCCAATAGTCAAAAGTAATAGGAATATCAGTTGCGGAGTGCACCATCTGAAATAATTCTCGTACGGAATACATAGAAGCCTTATCATCATTCTCAATAACAAGACGAGCACGACACTCATCAGACAGTCTATAATAGTTCTTAATCCATCTAGCAATAGTAGACGGCTTATCATTATATGCCGCACCAATATGTATATTAATCTTATTTTCAAAGCTAGGAGCATAGCCAAGCATATCAAACATTTCACTATGTCGTTCTAAACCAACTATACTATTCTCAACCACAACCGGATCTGGACTACCTAATATATGGAAAGGACCAGGATGAGTAGTTAAACGAATATTATTAGCTCGAGCATAGTCACCAGCTTCTAATAATACTTGACCAATTTCATCATAGTCAGGCAAATCTTTTATCTCGTAATGATTCCATCTAGGAAATAACTCAGAACCAATGCGGAACAGATGAATGCCATTAGCTACATTCCATTTAAGTATAGGAAGTAAATCCTTAGCATTAAGCAGAGATCTATCAGATGCTAACTGCATACCTCCTTCAATAAATTTGCGTTGGATCATCGTTCGACCCGTACGAATATTTTCTTTGCCTAGGGTCATATTATTGCAGGCATAACCAAATCTAATCATAATTTTAACTATTTAATTCTTTAATTATATCTATAATATAAGAAAAATTTTGCATATATCCTAATTAATAGGTTTTTTACATGTTATGATATTTATATTAAAGAAACCTAATAGGGAACACAATGAAAAATATTTTAGCAGAAAATTTATTAAGATTCGGACTTAAGAATGCCGATGCAACTGTAGTGAATAAACTACAATCATTATCAGAACAATCAGAACAAGATCCAACTATGGTAAGTGCAGGTCAGGTGGTTGGTGATATGCAATTAGCACCAGGTGCACTACCTGTTAAGTTAACAACAGTAGAGGGTGGGCCTGTTGTATTTAATGGTACTAATAATTTTGAAAACAATCTAGCTGCAGAATCAGACCAATGTGTTGTTTATCGACATTCAAGCGACAAATATATAGCAATTGGAATGATAGGAACACTTGACACTAATAGTAGGACTATTAAAAATCCAGTTTTTAAAGCAATATTATTCAGAGCTATTCCAGCTACTCCTAAAAATAATACAATAGGCGCTGTTGCAGACAAAGTTAGCATTCCTGCTAAAACTCCATACTTTGTTATTGCTAAAATAGTTAAATCATTAGTACCAAATTTGGGAAGGCAGGCTTCAGCATATTTAACTAGAGATAAAAACGGAATAGCATTGTTAAGTGGAATAGTAAACATGTATAAAATGAATGGTCAAATGACTGAATTTGATATTGATGATTCTCAACAACTTCTTAATCTTGCAAACATGGTAGGTAAATCGAAAACTATGAATACCTAGGCATATTTTTTAATAAGTAGGTAGAGTAATATTAACATAGACAAAATAATTATAATTGTTTAAAATGGGGCGAAATGCCCCATTTTTTACATTAATATGATTTATTGACTATTTAACGCTTTTATCACTTATAGAACGAAGATTATTATCATTATAATAGATAACAATATACCTTACTACTTCGCCAGTCTCTTTACTTTTGATTATAACTCTTTCCATATGACTTCCAGATCCAAATGCATCTTCCATTAATCTATAAATAACATCATGTTTATTACGATCTAATGTTTGAATTGAATTAATCCATTCATCATATGTACAAGATTGACCGAACGTAAACCCATTTATTTCTAACTCTGCAATTCTAGGATTTGAATTAGCATACATGTATTTAATATCATCATCAAAAAACAAATATTCTAACAAACCAATAACAGCTTCGTCATTATCACCTGTCTTAAATGTTTTTGTGGTTTGCATCCAGTTTTCTAATTCAGCTACTGCTGAATTGATTACAACCATACTGGCCGAATCTAACTCTGTTTCTTGTTGATCTTGACTGAAACTTAAACTGCCTAATGTAGATACTACTAATACTAATATTAACTTTTTCATAACTTTAATTCTTTAACTGGTTAATTATATTTATAATATAAGAAAAATAATCCAAAGAACCTAATTATTTCTTCACAAATCCATTCAGGAAGTCTCGTTGACGATCTATTGCTTTGTCTAAACTTCGTATTTCTGTATTGCTGTTACGCACTCGTGTAGAGCTAGACTTAGTATTAGTTGCTGTGGTAACTGATTTTCTGGATTTAACATTTTTTCTGCTAGAACCATTATCATTTCTTCCGATGCTCGAATCGTCATTTCTGCTTTCATTCTTCCCGCTGCCGGAGTATCCATAAATTCCTGTATCTGCTGGGAAATCTCCTGCTTGCGTTCTGTCATGTAAGATGAGTCCAACGTCGTAGTCGGTTGTATGTTCTTTGATTTGAATTCCGCAGGGATATCTAGTAATTTGATTTCTTGCTTTTGTGCTTTCTTGCGCGACGTCAACTGTATAAGAAACGCCCCAATTCGTTTTTTTAAATTTTGTAACATGTCCTTGTTTTATTTGCCTGAGCCATGTAATGACTACTTTATCACCAACCTTATACAATGCTCTATCAAACTGTTTAAGCACATATGCCGGTATTTTACTCTTCTTCTTTGCCATTTTAATAAGATTTAATAGATATCTTTACAACGTGTCATTTGATGGTTTAACGGTAGGCACCAAACACCTACCGCATTCCAAATTTGATATTAATTCAAGCAAATTCCTGTTGTCTGATCAATAATGCTATATACTCTAAGATACCGAGTTGTTTTATCTCGTTTAAACATTTTTTCGTTTTCTTTATCTCTAGATATTAAATATCCTGACTCTATAAATCTAGTCATTATTATTCGTATTGCCTTAAGACTGTTAGATTCAATCATTATGTATTGATCATCAATCATAACGTCAACACGATCGTGACTATCCGACATTTCTGTGTTTATATTAACAATTGGATCTTCATCTTCAGCAAATTCACTGTCTAATTGACTAAAGAAGTCTTTTAAATCTAATTTGGGCTTAACTGACTGTCCTTCGAATACCTCAAAAAAATAATTTAATTGATCTGCAGCTGGTAATGTGCTGAAATAAGCAAATTCTGCATAATTAATTTGAATCTTTTCTATTTGATTGCTCATGGTCGTCAATATTTTGTATATTAAATAAATGATCAATCTGATCAACATCTAATTGTTTAATTATACTTATTTTTCTTCGTGCCTCAGACAATCTTGTTGCAGTTACACGACCAATTGGTTCATTGGATGCATCACTCTTATATGAATATATGTATACTTGCATCCTATTTATTATAAATATAAACCTAACTCATAAGATCGTTGAACTGTTACTATTGCATCGTCAAGAGTTTCTCTTAGTCTGTTAATTTCTTGCTTGTTAAGCAAATGTATTTTAGATTTTATATCTACTTCAAATTTTTCAGATATGTCTGCTCTATGACAATGGGTTATTATCTTTGCAGCAACTTTACTATGACTCAATAAGTCTTTATATTTAAAAGGTATTGACATTCCTGCCAATTGTAATTTTCCAACTTCTGTATTCATTGGATCATCCTTGAATGTTTCGGCATATACTTTATCTTT